CTAGGGTCTACGGTTCCGACGACCTTTTGGGTATAGGCTGACAAATCCGTCCGGAGTAATGCTTGAAATTGCCGGTGCTGGCTAGCTCCCATTAGAGCCGCCCATTCGCGCCATAATCTCGGCGTCTTCCGCGCTTAGCTCGTCCATTGAATTTTCGCCGATCGAGGTTTCCATCTTGTCGCCGAACTTAGATCGACGTCGGGCTTTAAGCAATAGAATTAGGAGAGAATCGCTATACTTTCTAACGTACTCGCCCGCGACGCCTTCATAAAAACCGACGGGGACTTTATCGCCTTCGACCGCTCGTCTCCAAGCCTCGTCCTCTAGCATGTCCGTTCCTTCCTCGACCGCGTCGTCCCATTCTTTGCCGAAACTCTTGTCTTCTTTCCTTTGGGCGTAAACCGTCGAGCGGCCAATATTAGCGGCGCTAGCTGCTTTGCCAACGGACATTCCCGTCCGTAGTCCGCCGATAAAGACTTCGCGCTTAGACGGCTTTTTAGCCTTCGGCGCGGCCTTGGATTTCGGCGCGGCCTTGGGCTTCGCTTTAGCTTTCGCCGGAGCCTTCTTTTTTGCCGGTGCTTTTTTCTTGGCCGCTACCATTGTTATTTCTTCGCGAAAAGCTTAGATAAAAGCGGTTCAAGATTTTTAATCGTCCGCTCTCCGAATAGGAAAGTTAAGACGATAATATTTATAAATATAAGCGCGGTTTGCTGTTGCTCGGTAAACGTCCCCGCCCCGAAAAACCATTTAAAGTCCATTATTAGCGTACCGAAACCCCATACCGGACGCTGACAACCGCGCAAAAATATAATAAACGTCCCAATTATCGGGATAGATTTTAAGTCGCTAACCGTTCCCTCTTGCTCGGCTATTCGCTTATTTAATCCTTCCATAGCGGTTTCGGCCGCTCGATTGTCTTCGGCTATAGCTTCGTTTGCTTGGGCTTGCTTGGCTATGATTACGTTGTCGATCGCTCGCTCGGCTTCGGCCTTTTGCGCGGGGCTCATATCCGGCGGAAAATACGCCATAGCGGTTTCTTTAATTTCGCGAAATACCGAACCGCCAAGAAAACTTCCAACCTTCGTTAATATGCTCATTCTATGCCTCTGGCTTGTATAGCTCGAAATGGACTAGGTCGTTAAATGTGTTATCGCTTAAATCGTTATCCATATCCCAATCGCCGCCCCATCTAATCCGGTGCTTAATAGCTCCGATCTCGAAAAGCATATCCGCGACGCCTACAACGTAGCCGGCGAAGTAACGAAAGCTCGGCGCGTCGTTCCAATCGAAAGGCCAAGGCGCGAAGTCTATCGCTACCGAGGGAAAACTATTGTGCTTACTGTTAGGCCACTCGACGCGGCTATTACCGAGCCCGAAAGCGGTTTGCTGCGCGATTTCGCCCCTATGACCACAAATAACCGTCGCGTCGCGATATCGGATAACGTGTTCGGCTATCGTGATTAAATCGGGGTGACAAGTTACTAGCCTTCTTCGGCTCGTTTTACCGTATGAATACATTGATACAACCTCTTAGACTATTAATTGAAATAACCGCTTATAATATTAATTGAACCACTAAAACGGCGCTTTGTAATGGTGAACTCTTGCACTAACTAGGCAGTCTCAAAACGAGAACAAACAGCCTTGCATGGTGTTTAATGCGATCGCTTCCTCGGGCTCGTCTTTCCCGTTCGATCGAATATAAAAGACTTGCCGGCGCGATAGCCCGAACATCAAAGCCAATTGATCGGCGTTAATACCTTCGCTAGTGCGAATAAAATCGTCCCTATATTCGCGATAGGCGTGTTTTGTTGGTAGCTCGATCATTTCGCCCGAGTAGTGTTCGAATAGCTTTCTCGCGGCCTCCTCGCCCACTGCTAGAGCAACGGGGTTAGTTTTTAGATCGGCGTCGAGGTTGCAATAAATACGCGACCCCCCGAGACGGCCGGCTAGAATTAAAGCCAGCTCCTCGCCGATAACTTCCGAAATCTCTTCCATTACCGCGCCGAATTTTTTAGTCATTTGCTTTCACTCTCGCTAAAAATGCTTTTGTGGTGTCGATAGCTTCCAAGGTGCGAACCATGCGACCGTCGAATCTTAAAACCGTCCAACCGTGAAGGTAGGCCGAATTATATTTTAAACAGTCCTCGGCAAAGCCTTTGGCTGTTTGGTGGCGCCCTAGCCGCATCGTCCCGTTTTTATTCTTACCGAAACTTGTCGTCCCTTCGATTTCAATAGCGACCTTTAGATCGACGAAAGCGAAGTCGAAGCGCCAATCCTTTAGCTTGGCCTCGATTAATCGTTTACGGACTCCGGCTTCGGTTCCGACGATCTCGGCGGCGAATCGGTACTCGGCGACCGGTGCTAGTCCGGCCGTTTTAAGATGGAATGAGAATAGTTCTTCAAGTTTGCTCATGGTTTAGCCTCCATTTTGTCAAGAATCAATCGAGCGGCGTCGTTAATTTTTTGGCGGAGGATAATTTCGCGCTGTGCGGCGATCTGTAATACGACAAAGGTCGGGCTGCCCTTTTTTAAACCTATAAAATCAGGGTTTAATTTTTCCAAATCGCTAACCATTCGCGATAGAATTTCATCGTATTCACTAGGCTTTGGTTTTAGCCATTCAATAAACCGTTTTAACCAATAACTACTAAACAATTTCTTTTTCATTAGCCGCGCCTCGTCATTTTCCGCTTACCGTTACCGCGCCACCATTGAACGCCTTTAGCGACGACGACCTCGCGAGTAAAGCGATCGTCCGGTCTCCTGCTTTCGAAGGCGACTAGCTGGCTTCGTTGGTCTGACTGATTAGCGATAGCGCCGATCGAGATAGCGCTCGCCCCCAATACCGCACTAATTAGAGCTATTTTTCTCATGGCTTGGCCTCGTGGTTGGTATAGCCTTCCTCGCAACTCATACAAGATGAGGCGGAGCTAGGTTTTTCGACAAATCTACAAGTCGAGCAAGATTTAACCGGTAGCCGCTTGGCTAGAGTCCGGTCGAAGCGCGTTTCGGGGTCGTCGATAATGACTAGCGGCGGTCTGTCCTTCGCCCACTTAACCGGCTCCTCGATAGCTTTAGCGGTGATTGCTTTTAGCTGTTCCGCCGATCGCCTCGCCCGTCTTTCGCTAGTGCTAATAATTAGCGATTGATCTAGCTTATTCGGGAACTTGATCGGGAACTTGATCGACTGCGGCGGAGCTTTAGCCTTAAACTTAGCTTTTCGCTTACCTTCGTTGTAGCCATAGTTCCAAGCCTCCCGCTCGTCCGTATGGATACAGTACGGATTAGGGAGGCCGCGAACGCTGAAACCGTGCCAGTAACCTTGCTCGTAAGCGGTGCAAATAGCGTAAATGTCGTCGGGCTTCACGACGGCGCCCCCGTTTCGGTTAGTTGTAGTTGCTCGACCTCGCCCGCTATGTCGTTAAGGACTTTAAGGCGCTTAGTGTCAATAGTGATCGAGTCCGCTTCCAAAATGTCGATTAACACTTTAGCCAGTAACCGGATTTTGTTATGGGTTGCGCGAACTTTCTTCGGGGCTTTGTATTCTTTCCAATCGACGCCAGCTTCGGCGATATTCGATCGCATATTGGACTCGGTAATCTCAAAGTTAAGAACTAACGACGCGGCTTTGGCTAAATCTCGCACCGGAAAAGTCCCAAATTGAACGTAATAACGGTTAATGTATTTATTCAAATCTAAGATTTGACGAGTTGACAATCTGCTAACTTTCTTCTTTGTATTGGTTAAAGTTTTTTCTTCATACATGATTTTTACTTCCCACTTGGTTTAGTTGATTTAGTTGATTTAGTTTTTTAGTTTTCGGCGTCGGTTTATATGCTTTCCACTCGCCGCGACGCCATGCGGAGAATTCTGTTCTCATGTTTTCGATCAAGTACTCGACCGCTTCGATACCTCTAGCAGCTCGAACGGGCTTAACTGCAAGCGAAACTCTATCGGGGAGGAACATCGCCCGCCCTAAGTAGTAACGCGCCTCGCAAGTGGCTCTGTAGGCTTCTGACGTATCGCCTTGAGTTTTGCTAGCTATGGTCGCGAAGTTAATTCGATCGCTCTCGGGTATCACTATCACCGGCCGGACAATCCCCGCCGGTTTCTTGGGGACGGGTTGTCTATGTTGTCTTGATTTTTTAATCATTGTAATAACCTGCAAGACCAAGGCCGCTAAACGTATAAATTAAGGTTTCATAGGTATTGAAGTCGTATTCTTTGCCGATCAAAAGTCCCATTCCGACAACGCTAAATAAAATAATCCATCTTCGACGGCTCATAATTCAGTCGCCCAAGACTTGTCGGTGTGCTTTTCGAGGAATCCCCGTTTATCTTGTCCGCTTGGCGCTGCGATCGCTTTTTGGTTATCTCTTGAAATCCATCCGCGAACGGAAGCCTCCCAGCTTTTCATTTTGTTCTTGCCGACGTACCAATTTTTAGACTCGTAAAAGTTAATAAATTTATCGGCCTCGATCTCGGGGTTATTCGCTTCGAGTTGTTTAAAGTAAGCCAATACGTTTTCCATTTGAGGGGCGACAAATCGTTTCGATTTTTCCCTATTCTCTTTTAATGGTTCTTGGTTATTGGTTAGTGGTTTATGGTTAGGTGGCGCTTCGTTGCTATCTTTTAACGGTTCGTGAACGGTTCGTGAACGCTTCGTGCTTTTTTCCTTACGTTTCGTTTCCCGATCAATAGCGATCTGCTTATTAGTTGCCGCCTTCGCTTGGTAATCCGCTAGCTCGCCTTTAATGCGTTTCTGTACGAAAGTGCCGTCGGGTTGCTCGTTAAAAAACTTACGAAGTACCAAGTTGACCCCGTCTATTTCCTCTTGTGAAGACGCCCAAGTCCAGTCGATAGCCTCGTCCCTAGTGGGGAACTTTTCGCGGTCGTAACAGGCGTCAATTAATAAGTTATATACGCCATGCTGTAAGATCGTTAAACGTCCCGCTTTTTTCGCATAGTCGCCAAGATTTTTTTTATAATAATGCAAAATTAAGCCCCCGCTATTTCGTCGGTTTTGATGGTTGCCAGCTTAAAACGAGCCGCTTTTATTGCTTTTCCGGCGCTAGATAAACTCCGGTCGAGTAGGTTTTGGCTTTTAGGTGTCATTCGTCCGGCCGCTAGGACGTCTTTAAAGGAATTACTAACCTCGCCGGTCTTGGCGTTAACGTCCAAGATCAATTCGACTATAGAGCCCTTAGCGTCCTTCTCGGGGATAGCGACTTCGGCTTGGATTGCTTCGAGTATTTGGAAGTCGCCCATTAACTCCATAATTGCGATCGTCTCGCGTATGGTTAGCTTGTGGCTTTCGCATTCCGAATTAGCTTTGTTGCGGAGTACTTGGGCGCTCATTCCTAAAGACTTGGCAATTCTCGCGCAACTATGGGCGTCCGCGTGAATAGTGCTATGGATTGCAATATCTAAATTATCCAATGTTTAAAACCTTATTAATCAAACGTGTTTTTTTTGTTTTAGTCGCGATAATCTGCAACCACTCGAAATTAATTAGGTTAAAACTATGCAACTTCTGAAGACTGCGCCCGATAGAGACCCGCCTCGTAAACCAAAGCGCCGTCCGTTATCCGTTCCAATCGTAACGCCGCGGCCTCCGGTACGATCTCCCCCCAACCGTTAACCGTTTGCGACCTTGGGCGACCGCCAAGGGCTTTCGATATCTTGGTCGTGGAATTGTCGTAATAATCGAGAACTTGTGTTTTTAACATTGGTAAAACTCCGCCTGTCTGCTTGTGTAGGATTTGCTACTAAGTTTGGAGCATAACCTACATTTTCAAGAAAGCGCAAGAGTGATAGAGTAATAATTAAAAAAAAGTAAGGTGAAACGGAATGAAATTAGGCGAAAGAATCAAACAAAAACGTAAAGAAATGGCATTAAGCCAAGAAGCGCTCTCTAACTTGGTGGGCGTTTCTCGCGTGTCGATAACCGATTGGGAAAATAGCAAATTAGAGCCGAGCGGTCGAAACTTTGCCAAGCTCGCGTCGGTTTTGAAAGTGTCGAACTCTTGGCTATTAACGGGGAAGGAAGGCCGGCCAGTTGTTAGCGACGGCGACCGGTTAGCCGAGGGGGTAACTAATAAGCATCAAATAATAGTCCCGATATTAAATTGGTCGGAGCTAGCCGAGTTCTCGGACAATTTCGACGAAAACACACCTTTCGATCTAAAGAACGGCGGCGTAAATTGCCCCGCTTATCATAGCGATTATTGCTTCGCCTTGCGGGTCGAGGGCGATTCTATGACCTCCCCCGTCGGGCGATCATATCCCGAGGGCTGTTTAATTTATGTCGACGCGAAAGTTAATAAAGGGCTCGTCGCCGGCGAGCGAGTACTCGCTAAATTAAAACCATGCGGGCGACTAATGTTTAAGCAACTAGCAAACGCCGACGGTAAGCTCTACCTTAAACCGCTAAATCCAAGTCACCCGCCAGTATGGGGCGACTTTCGCATTATCGGGAAAGTTATCGGCGCTTGGATTGACGATTAACTAACCCCCCCTCTATACCAAGCCCGCTTCTCGCGGGTTTTTTATTGCCTAGAATTTATTTAGTAGGTAATCATACATAAAGTTTGACTTTCGCCGTAGTGTTCCCTACATTGTTCCCTTGTAGGCAATCCGACAACGAGGTTACAAGCATGACGAAATATTGGAAAGGTATAGAGATCGAGATTAAAGACGTCGAGATCGTAACCGAGGACTTTATCGACGGCGCGGTTTTTTCCGCTTCATACGTTGCGACTCACCACGAAGCGGTTATCGAAAGCGAAGACGAAGAAGGCTCGCCCGAGTCTGTAACCGTCGACCTTGTAGCAGTTAGTTTGCTAGCCGGTGGCGCGACGCAAGATTTAATACAGTATTTGGGCGGCCATATCTGCGATTCGATCGAGGAGCGTGTCGAGGAGCTTGTTAACGCCGATTTACAAGAAGCTAAAGCCGATCGAGGTTTGGCCGCATGAAAAAGAAACTAAATATTTTTTACGCTCTGGTAATTGTCGCCGCTTATTTCTTCGTCTCGACCGAAGACTTTAACGAGGCGGTAAGCCAAGCGCAATTCCAAGAAAAACAAAACCAACTGATAGCCGAAGGAGGCTTTTAATTATGAATATGCAAGCAACGGAAACAGACATTACGCTCGACCAACACTACCACTATATCGCCGGACTAATTGAGTCTAACGATATCGAAGCAATGACCGAGGACGAGCTTTGGCATTTTAACCGACGTTTCGGCCTTGGTGGTTCCGATATCGGCGCGATTCTAGGTCTAAACCCGTATAAGTCGGCGATCGACATTTGGGAAGAAAAGACCGGCCGCGCCGAGCCGGAAGACTTGAGCGAAAACGATCGCGTCTTGGCGGGTAACTTACTGGAAGACTCGGTCGCCCAATTCTACACAATTCGAACCGGAAACAAGGTTCGCCGAGCTAACAAGCAACAAATTCACCCGACAAAGCCTTGGCTAGTCGCTAACCTCGATCGCAAAGTCGAAGGAAAGCGCCGCGTCTTGGAATGTAAGACCGCCGGAGCCTTTGCGGACGGCTGGGGAGAAGCTGGGACGGACGAAGTCCCCGAGTCATATCTCGCGCAAGTTACTCATTATATGACTGTAACCGGCTACGACGCCGCCGACCTTGCCGCGTTAATTGGTGGTCAAGATTTCCGCGTTTATTACTTCGACTTAGACCATGACCTCGCCGAAATGATTAACGACCAACTCGAACGCTTTTGGTTCGAATGCGTTATCGCTGACGAAATGCCGAACCCCCAAAATTTATTCGAAGCGAATCAACGGTGGCGCTATGAAGAAAACGAGAAAATCGAAGCGACCGAAGAAGTCGAGGCCGCCGAACTAACTCGCCAAAGCTGCAAGGCGCAAATAAAAACGCTCGAAGGGCTAGAAAAAGACGCCGAGTTTATCGTTAAGGAATTTATGAAAGATAACCTACTCCTAACCCGCGCCGACGGCTCTAACCTTTGCACTTGGAAGGCGCAAACTTCTAACAGGCTAGACCCTAAAAAGATTCGCGATAAGTACCCCGAAGCCGCCGCCGATTGCTCCGTCGTCGGACATTCCCGCGTTATGCGCGTTAAAAAATAACAACTAAATTAATCAAAACCCGAGGCTGTAAAAATGACTAAAACACAATTAAAGGAAGTCGGCGAAAGCCAAGACGTTTCGATCGTTAACGCTGTTCAAGATATGGTCTTTAACGACGCGCTTTACAAGCAAGTCGAAAAAGTCGCTACTCTAATGGCTAGCTCGAAGACGACCATTCCGCAACATTTAAAAGGCAACGTCGGCGACTGTATGGCCGTCGTTATGCAAGCGCTCGCGTGGAATATGTCGCCTTGGCCGGTCGCGCAAAAAACGCATTTAGTTAGCGGAACGCTAGGCTATGAAGCTCAATTAGTTAACGGCGTAATTAATGCAATGTCGCCAACTAAAGATCGAATAAATTATGAGTGGTTCGGCGATTGGTCTCGCGTATTAGCCAAGCTAGCAAAAAAGCAAGCTTGTACCCCGCAAGACGAAGACGGCGTCGGGATTAAATGTTGGGCGACAATCAAGGGCGAAGACGAGCCGCGAGTTTTGGAGTTATTTTTATCCCAAGCAAGCGTCCGAAACTCTCCGCTCTGGAAGACCGACCCGCGACAACAATTAGCCTATTTGGTCGTCAAGCGCTGGGCTAGGCTTCACGTTCCCGACGTTATCTTGGGTATCTATACGCCTGACGAGCTAGACGAAAGCAAGCCGGCGCCCCGAGACGTTACGCCCAAGAAAGCCGAAAGCCGAGCAAGTAGCATTAAGGACAAACTAAAGAAGAAAACGCCCGAGCCTGTAGTCGAGGAGGCTATCGACGCCGAGTTTACCG